GCAGAAGAACAGGGTAAGCAAGAGCACGAACCAGAATCAACAGCTTTGGCGGATTTTGTAAAGCTCGCTGTTCTTACATGGTCGATTGCAATGCTCAGCCTCAACTACCTGGGCTATGTCAAAGCAATGGACCCAACATTCCCTGCTTCATTGCTTACTGGAACGATGACCAGCTTTGGCGTCAACATTAAACGCGCCAATGGCAAGAAGAAAGATGAGCCTACAGTTAAGGAAACAACTACCTCAAAACCTAAGCAAAACGTTTGATGGAGCAGCATCCCAATCGATTCAGCAACCGTTATTTGGCTTTAACGTCGCTTTGGGTACTTCTCCTGTGTTGGGGACATTTGCTCCCAACACTGCTTTTGGGCGCACTCTTAGTGCTTACTGTGTTGCTATTGCTGGTGACAGCTTTTTACGTTCAAAGTCGTACATAGTTTTAGCCGTACTTTCAACGAAGGAGCAGCCTACACTTAAGGCAGCAACTCCTACCTCTAAAGCAAAATGAGGCGTTCACTTTTAGTATTGGGCATCACATTGGCGGCTGCTTTGCCTGCCCGTGCTGATCTAACTCATCGAATCAGCAGCAGCATCCAGCTTGATGTCAAAGGCGCTTCAACCCGTGCTGTTCGCGTTGGCAACAACTACAGCATCAGCGGAAGCGGAGTTGCAACCAGTGTCACCGCTGGAAGCTCAACAACAGCCGACGCAATTGGTGGGCTTGGAGCTGTTACTGCTGGTGTAAACGCTGTAACGATTCCTGATGCCAAGCAGGCCAGTGGCGGCAGCTCTTTTAGTTTCGCCAACAGCTATACGCAAGGCGATACGGTCCCAACAGCAGCCCCAACTGTTGGAGCCGTACCTGCCTTTGGCGACATTACAAGTGAATCTGCTGGTTCTGCTGGAACACTTGCTGGCACCATCAATACTTCAGGCGCGATTACTTTGTCACCAGGCACAGGCACGGGCATTAGCGCAATTGGTCAAGTCATCACGGAGCTGACTAGACGGTGATTCGGCTAATTTTCCTGCTGTTGTTGGCTTCCCCAGCAGCGGCAGTCCCAGTCGTGCCGAATTTTTCCCAGGGCTTAGTGACTAGCCGAACAGAATCAAAGACGATCATTAAAGAGAACATTCGCTCCGAGTCGTTTCGTACAGGTTTTGAATACTCGGTTTCTGGTACGGGGGTAAGTCCTTCTAGCGGTATTGTCAGCCCACCAGCAAGCAACAAAACCTTAAACCTTTCAAGTCGCTCCACTTGGGTGCAAACCACGCCAGGAGCAGCATTTCAGTTTGCCGAAACTTACAGCGGTCCAGGCTTGATTGAAAAAGTGATGATTGACCGAGAAACAATAATTGAGAGCGTTACGGACTCCACTAGCACGTTTAGCCAATGAAAGCAGTTGCCGCAGCCTTTTCGCTTGGCTTTTTATATTGTTTGCCCGCTGCAAGTCAGGTCAGTGCAACCGCATCTCCAGTAAGTAATTCTTCGGGCTCAGTTGTTAACCAAGCTGTGCAAATTACGCCTGGTCAATATATGAAATACTCGGTAGGTAGTGGTATTCAGTGTGATGGAGCAACGTTAAATATTTCGCCTTTTGTGTCTTCTACGCATTCTTTTGGTAGTCCAAACAATCAATATTATCAAGAAAACGTCTACGACAACAGCGATAATTATGGCCTAATCGATCCAGGGACAGGGATTGATGGGCCAGATGGGATCCCAGACAATCCAGGCGCTGTCCTCTACACAAAACCAATGAGAACAGGCTACCGCCAAAATTTCAGCAATAACTTTGGCATCACTGCAACCTTTTCGGTTCCTTTGGACTGGGGGCCAATCAACCTTTGCAAAGACGCACAGCGAAAACAAGTCGCGCTATACGAACAAGCTCTAGCTGACAAGCGTTTGAACTACGAGATGGGAAGACTCAAAGCTTGCTCCGAAGCCATAAAAGGTGGCTATGGGTTTTCCAAGTCTTCGCCGTTTTATGCCATCTGTGCTGATGTAGTCCTCAAACCCAAGCCTGTAGAAGGTCACACGCACCAAATCATTTACCCAAAGCGCGTCTCAGATCGCGAATGGCTAAATTCCGATGGCGCTGAGCAGAGCGCCGCTCCTGCAAGGATTCCAGTTTCTCCTTACGGCCAAGCTTCTGATTAATCTTCTTCACTACCTTCTTGGTCAAAGGTTTGACAAGCTTTTGCAAAATTGATGCGATTGGCTTGGCAAAGATCGCCACAGTTGTGGCAAATGCAGCAGTTAATGCAATCGATACAGTCGGACCAGGGTCAGGCAGATAGTTGTCAAACACTTGGCTGACAGGCACGGGATCCCAGATCTTTATGCACTTACCATCTTCTAGTTCATAGCCGGTAAGAACTTTTGTCCCTAATTTATTGAACGATCCAATTTCTTTCGCCCCGTATGGCGGACAAGGTGGGGCTTGTGGCATCCTTGGATTGCCGGTATTTAAAGCCGGTTGCTTAAGGGGAGAGCCTTGGGTCGGAGTTGTTGGCTCCGACCTTTTTATTGGCGCTTTAGGTGGGCTTACCCAAGTGAAATCACGCGGTCTGTAGTCCGGCGCTTCAAAGATTGGTGCCGCTCCATCACACAGGGTGACTGTTCCTTGTGGATCATCCTCAAACGTTTCGACGCCTTTGCCTTGTGTGATTCTTACCCGAACACAGCCAGGCATGTCAATAACTGGAAATCGTGCAGACGTAACCGGCGGCGCTGCTGGTAAAACAGGTAGTGGTATCGGCTGACCTACAGAAATTGTCGGCACGCCAATATGCCCTACACCAATCTCAGGTATTTCTGGCACCTATCAGAACGGCAACTTAGGTGTCTCGATTGCTGGGCCTGTAGCTGATGGCAGTTCAGGTATTGCAGCGTCAATCTGGCTTGGCACCATTTGAGTTACAACCTTGGTCAACTCAAGCTTTAGCTCGCTCATGTAATACTTCGTCAGCGATGGGATGCGGGTGTAAAGGACAACTGACCCAGCAAGCATCGTTCCAGACATCAAGAACCCAAGGGCTCCGGCCAGATTAAAAAAGCGTTGCACAATAAAATCCCAAAGAAAAAACCTCCCCTGCTGTGTGAGACCAGGGAAGGTTGCAGTTGCTCTGTTAAAGACTAGCTCAGAAGTTGTACTTCGCGCCCATCTTTGTCCCAAACACAGGGTCGTTAGCGGTTGTGATGCCTGAAAGCTCGCCGTACAGGCTAAAGCCAGAATCAGCAACGGTTACGCTGCCGCCTACTTTCCCTGAGAGTTCTGCGTTTACGTCGTCAGTGTCATCGACCAGTGCAAAGCCGCCTTGGGCATAAAAGCCATAAGCACCTTCGCCACCTTCGTAACCAAGATGCACGTCTGTGACACTTCCTTGGAAGCCGTCAACGTAAGAACCATTGTTTTCGACGTTAACGAAGGGTCCGGCGGTTGCACAAAGGGGCGCGAAGGCAAGTGCGCCACCTACTGCACCAAAAGCAAGTTGCTTGATCATTGTTGAGAGAGTCAACGTTTTCTGTAGGTACATTAACTGCGATAGTCAATGGACAGTTAACAATCTGTTTTTCAGTTCTCGTCACTACCAGGAAGCCATAGGTGATGCTTTTTAAAAAGCCCCGTATATAGACCTCGCTGAGGATGATCAGCTCTGTTGCGACCTTCGTGCAAATAGAGCATGGTCATCCATGTATTTCTATTATTTTGGGCCTCAATGTCAGTAGCCCCGTAAGACGCGGACATCAGTGGATCGGGTCTAGTAGTCACGTCGTTCATCCTCATAAAGGTCGTCGTCTGGATCGAACGCTAGAAACAAGGTTGTTAGTACAGCCCCCGCTAGCGCACCAAAGATAAAGGTCATTCAGCTGCGTTGTCTGGATCGGCAGTCCACGCAAAGTAGTCAGATCCTGTCACATATTCAGCCAAGGCTTGCACCCGTGCCAGATCAGCATGGGGCGATACATCACCAATCTTGGCGCAGTCTTCAATTGCTGTGACCTTGGTTGCACATTCAGTACGAATGGTTTGCCGCCAGGTCTTCCAACCAGCATTCATCGTGGTGCCACGCTCTTTGGCTTTGATTACGCGCCAATCAGAAGGCTGCAACATTGTATTTGCTGTGTGCTTTGTTTGAGCAACCCAATTTGCTTGTAGGTCTACATA